TGCCGCCAGGTTCCGGCACCCAGGCACCTGAGACGCGCCCAGGCTGTCCACCAGCCATCCAAGGCCGTTTTTCTGCCAGCTCCGTGTGAACCGCTCTACATCCTGCTCCCGGACGCACATAGGCGTGTAATTGTCTCCCACGACCCGAACGGCGTTCCGGTAGACCTCAACCGGAGGAATCCCCATAGCGGCGGCAAGCTTGTGAATCAGCACCCAGGCATAGGCGTTTGCGTCCAGGCTCCGCTTTTCCCGGTGCTCCTTGACATCCAGATCGTAGAGCCGATTCTTGTGCTTGCGAACCAAGGCCATGGCCTTCCCCAAATCCTGCCTTTCCGGTCGCACCATCAGCCAGCCGCCCTCGAGTTTTATTTCACGAAATGTAATATCACCCATTGCGCGCCTCCATAGGGAGCACCCCTTTTCCCAGTGCATCCCCCAGAACTCGGAGTTTGGGGAGGTATACCATATCTATCCATTCGAAATCATAAGCGATATATTCCAGTTTCAGTCTCCCGTGGTCGATGGGGCGGAGGAAGTTGTCATAATCTGCATCTTCCAGGCCATACGCGACGATCTGGCCTTTTTTGATACCAGCGGCGTACATTTCCACTTGAACTTGCTGCCAGTATTTCTTCGGCATCTTCCAGCCATTTTCTGTCTTGAAAGTTTTGCATTCGTAGGTGCAGTCGTTTGTCAGCCCGTCGAAGTTCACCCGGAGTTTCAAATTTTCATGTATAATCTGCTCGTCCAGACGAAGCCCCTGGATACCAAGACTTTTCAAAATCCGATGCTCGAAATTCGTCCCGGCCAGCGTGTACCGATTATCGAAATGATCTCGATTTATGCCAAGTTTCTGCATCCACCACGAAAGCCATGTTTTTGTTTTCCAGTTTCCTACCACGTAGGCCGTATCGCTGGCTCCTATGTACCCGGAACGATCATGATTTGAGATCATAAGGCGTTGAGTTTCTGTTCGAAGCGGTTCAGCTGATCGAAGTAGGTGAAAATGATCTTTACCTCGTCCTCCGTCATACCTACCGCTTCCGCAATATCGGAAGTGGACATACCACGCTTGATAAGCCGGGTATAGGCGATTTGCAGACGTTCCTTGATAGCGAACAGATTATGGCGGCTCAAGTCCTCGGGTTCATCATCTCTGGAATCCATATCGTCCAGCCACAGCCCAAAACCTAAGCCGGTACGCATTGCCACGCCCTTGACGAATGCCCTTGCCTGAGCATTCCATAGCCGCTGCTGGGTGAGGGAATTATCTTTTACCGGGTTGCTGCCGTTCATAAGCGGGTACTGTGCTTCGAACTCCAAATCATCGATCACGATTTTTACCCGGACTTCGTAGCAGCGGTTTGTGTTTCCCTTGCTGTCGGTAAACACCTGATCGCTCATGAAAAGGCTGGAACCGTTGGCATTTACACACGGCTCGAAGTACACCACATCAGCGCCGTTCTTGTGCAGAAGCTCCACACACTTTGCCCAATTCAGATAAGGGACTTCGATTTCACGCCCCCTGTCGTCTTTTGCCTTTCGCTTATCGCATTCTTTACTCACGTCAATTTTTCGCATTTCTGCGTAGCTTTTCAGCATTTCTTTTCCTCCTCGTACTGCTCAATCCGGTAAGCAAGCCCCATTCGTTCCAGATACGCTATAAGCGCCCTCGCCATGGAAACGGGGGTTTTCACGCGAATGAGCATGATTTTGTAAGTGGTATTGTCAATCATAGGAAATCTCCCGCCATTCCTCCCGGCTGTCCATGCAGAGGTCGCAAATGGCATCGTCCCGGATTTTCCAGTATCTGTGTCCTACGGTTCTCCCGCAGCAGATGCACACCGGAATGCTGCTGTCCGTTGCCTGTGGATCGTACAAATAATCGTAATCCGGATTCACACCAACATCATCCATTGACTTTCCTTCCTCCATTTGATATACTGTAAATGGTAGAGTTTTTATATCGCTTGCCGTCCCCGGTGCTGTAACATCGGGGGCGGCTTTTTATTAAAGAACAACCACGACGTGCCCGCTCTGAATTTCGGATTCCAGCGCCTTTTCCAAGTATTTCTTTACCGTATTCCGGGCGGAAAGCTTCCACATGCCACCGTCGGCTTCAATGAAAGAAATGTTTCTTTCGTTGATACGAATGAGGAATTGGGATTCCGGCTGCTCAACCTCCTGGAACGTGCGGTAAGGCCGTAGCTTGATAATGGGTCGGATGGACGCATTGGATTGAAGGTCGATGCCCTTCTTGGTGACAACGCTGGTAGCAACGCCATTGTCGTTGTATGTGACTTTGCTCCCAGTGGTGATATCGGATAGCAGTTTCAAGGCATACTCCGTATCCGCCGTGGGCTGGAATCTTGTGCGCAGAGCAATCAATGCCTCTTCAAACGGCAAGGATACCTTCTCATTCCAGCCGGGAACATCGGTCGCATTGGCAGTATACGGGTACTCGCGGTTATTACGCAGTTCCGCAGATGGGTGGGTGAAACACTTTACCGTTTTGTGATCGGGAACCGTGATATAAACGGTGCTGTACCTCTGTACCGCCTCCGTTTTTACAAACGCTACCATGGCGTCGAGGCTGGAAAGCTGGATATTATCTACAATTTCCAAATCAGGCTTCACCTCGGCATAGCTACCCTCTGCGTCCGCAATAAAATCATGGTTTCCGGACGTGAACAGGTGCGGCGCACATAGTTCCTGAATTTTCTCGATTGCTTCTTTCAACATTGTTTTTTCCTCCTATCAGGCCATTTTGATTATTTTCAGAGACGCAGGGGCTTCCTGCTCTTCTCCGTCCATGGACATCTGCCCCGGAACCTGGGGAACCATTTCAACAACCTGGCACTCGCCGGTGCTGTCATCCCCAGCAACCCAGAGGGTCGTTCTCGCGGGCGTAGTAGGCGCAAGCGCTGATTTTACCGCAACGCTGACACCGATGTTCTGCCGATCATCGTCCGGCGTAAACTCGATTGTGAGCGTCAGCTTTCGTTTCTGCGTCGGTTTGGTATTGGGGTCAAGGATATTATCAATGACTTTTGCCATCTCCAAATCCACGCGCTCCTGAAACGCGCCCCTTGCCATCTGCAAAATTGATTTTGGGTCGTACATTAGAAATCCTCCTGTTTTTAAGATATGTATCCTTTATCGCCCTCTGATGCACCGTCCGATACCGGCGCCCATCAGGATAGCGCACACCCACATGGCGGGAACTGCCGCCTTGTCTGCCAGCAGATTGGCCTGCTGCCACCAGAAAAGCACCAGATTCAGCCCCGCATAGGGGAGAACACGGAAAACGCATTCTTTGACATTGAACGGCTTCCGGTTCTCCGGAACCGGCTCCCACCGGGCATCCATGGGTTTATTCCTGCTTGCCATATCATCACCCCCTGACCGCATGATTTCGGTGAACTACGTCGAAAAGTTCCACGTTCTCATCGTCAAACGTCCTGCTCTCCTTCGTTTCCATCAAAAGGAATTCCCGCAGATGCTCATTTTCCCGGCGCAAGCGGCGGTTCATTTCCGCCATGGTGCGAAGCTGGGCAACCTCGTTCGGCATCATTTGGAGTTCTCCTTGTATGGGCGAACCTCACTCGGATGAAGTATTTGTATGAAGCCGCTCTTGTCAACCAGGCGGAAACATCCGTCCTGCTGGATATTTATCAGCACAACAATGTCACCGATGTCGAAACCGTGGCCAAACTTACCGACCGTGACAACGAACTTGTCCCCCATCTTCGGCTTGCTCTCCTTTGGCTTGTCCTCCTTGCGTTTCTTCTCAAAAAGCCGCTCAACGGCGACCCTTGCGCCCTCCGCTCTGCTATAGGTATCCTTCGGATTGCACCTGGCTTCTGCGGTCTTCACGTCCCGCCCGCCCCGTTTCAGCGCGGCCGTGGTAATCATCCCGTCAAACCGGAGTTCCACGGTGCAGGGTTCCCGTTCAGGCTCCGCAAGGCCGGAAATCATGCTATCAACCCAGTACCAGCCGCGTCCGTAATTTTCGCCGCAATCTTCCTCCATCCGGTATCCGGACAAAAAGAGGCGTCTGATCGTCATGACTTTTCCCAGCCACTTGTCCATTTCCCCGAAATGGTTCATGTTATCGGTTCGGTAGCCTACAATCCGCACCTTATCCCCAACTTTGTATTTCGCCATAAATAACTCCTTTCAAAAGTTCGGCGCTCTGCCGTATGTCTCGCGGTAAATCCGCTCGTAGATGTCCGGTTGCTCTTTCATGAACGCTCTGACCCGTTTTCCAAGCTCCCGGATCGCGTTTGACCGAAGCAGCTCTGCTCGTACAGCTTGCAAATCTGCTCCGCTCTGGCCAGAAACTCGTCTGTTTTCGGGGAGAAGCGCCGTAGTGCCAGCACATCGCACAGTTGGGGTTTGGAAATGATGAAGCCCTCGTTCCGAAGCTGCTGAATCAGCCAGTTGTTCCGAAGATTGTAAGTGTTCAGCGTCTGCCGGATATACTTTGCCAGTTTCTCCCGCTCCCCGTAAGACTGCGGGAGGTTCAGTTTTGCCATCCATTTGTCCCTCCTCCTTAGATGAAATTCTCTGAACATTTTTTCCACAAAAGACTTGAAAATCTGAGTAGCGCATGGTATACTGAATTTGCCGAAACAATAAACCATCCGCTACTCGCCGGAGTTTGAATTTCCGAAAACTCGGATTTCATACCCCGTGATTTTCTGCACCCTTTTTGGAACCGGTGTTCATGAACGTATTATAGTTCATTCTGTTCACCATGTCAACATGAAAAACGGCATTTTGTTCATTTTGTAAGAATGAACAAAATGAACGGAGGGAAATTGTATATGTTTATTGACAAATTCATGTATCTTTGCAAACAGAAGGGCGTGAGGCCGTCCATTGCATTGGATAACATCGGAATGGCGCGTTCAAATTTGTCTAAATGGAAAAAATGGAAAGCTGATGGCCTTGAAGGAAAGACCCCGTTTGATTCCAGCCTCCTAAGCATTGCTGAGTATTTTGACGTTCCGGTGGAATACTTCTCCGAAGAAGCCCCGGAAACAGAAAAAGCCCCGGCTCCCAGCAAGGGAACCGAGGTTTTCATGAAGATGTATGATATGCTCACGCCCGATAGGCAGGCGCGTCTTTATGAAGCTCTGTCTGATCTTGTAAAAGAGCAGATGCAAGAGCGATGATCTTTTCCTTGTCCTCTTCACTAAGCTGTTCAAACATCTTCAAAGCTTCCTCCCGCATGTTGTTTCTCTCCTTTACTTTTTATCATTATCGAACGCCTGTTCGGCTTACGCGCTGGTTATAACATACTATCTGTCCAATAAACCGGACTAATTAAAAAATTGCACAAAAAATTTTTCTCTTCGTTGAGATTATATGTCGAACGTGGTATTATTTTCCTGTAGAATTGTCCAGTTTGGCGCTGATATAAATAGTTGGAAAGGACGTATGTCGCATGGAAGGATATGAATTGGAAAGCTATTCCGAGCAAACATTTGAAAGCATAAAGCACATTGACGAATATGGCCAGGAATATTGGCTTGCCAGAGAACTTGCGCGAGTTCTTCAATATGCGGACTGGAGAAACTTTGAAAATATTCTCTTTAAGGCGATGGACGCCTGCAAGAACAGTGGAATTTCTATCGAAGACAATTTCGGCGAAGTTACCAGTTTCACAAAAATGAACACCGGAAGTGTCCGCAAAATTAGTGATTATGCACTAACTCGCTATGCGTGTTACTTGATTGTGATGAACGGCGACCCTTCTAAACCCGTAATAGCTGTCGGTCAGACATATTTTGCGGTAAAAACGCGTCAGCAGGAATTGATTGACAACTACGACCAGCTTTCCGAAGATCAGAAACGATTGGCAATTCGTGATGAGATGACCGCTCACAACAAGTCTCTTGCGGAAGCGGCACAAATGGCCGGAATTGAAGATCCACGGGACTACGCAATATTTCAAAACAAGGGCTATCAGGGGCTATATGGCGGACTGGGAATGAAGGAGATTCACGCACGAAAAGGCTTAAAAAAGAGCCAGAGAATACTGGATCACATGGGAAGCACTGAACTTGCAGCAAATCTCTTCCGCGCCACCCAGACGGATGAAAAGCTTCGCCGCGCAGGCATTCGCGGCCAGCAAG